GAGAACTAAATAAAAGAATATCAATAGGTAAAATGGTAGCAACTACAAATGATAATGGGTATGAAGTAAAACAGTGGCAAGACTATTTAAGTTGTTGGAGTAAAATTTCAAATGTGAGTGGAACAGAAGTGTTTAAAAGTGGTCGTGATTTTAGCCAAACTATGACTAGATTCTTAATTAGATATAGAAGCGATAAGGTTATAGATACAACAATGCAAATTAAATTTGGCAAAAGAATTGTAGATGGTGTAGCAGTAGACGTATTTTACAATATTAAATACGTAAACAATTACAATTTCAGCAATGAATTTATAGAAATTCAAGCTTTGGAGGTGGTATAAATGAGTGCTGATATGGAACTTCAAGGCTTTGAAGATATCATGAAAAAGATTGAAGACATGGGTAGAAAAGGCAGTAAAGCAGAAAACAATGCTATAACTAAAGGTGCTGAACCAGTGCTTGAAGATGCAAAAAACACTACTGCTTTTAAAGATCGTACTGGTAAATTAAGAAAATCCTTAGATATTAGTAAGGTCAAAAATGGAAAAGAAGGTAAGTATGTATGGATTGGGGATATTGATAAACAAGCTAATTATAGTTGGTATGTTGAATATACTCATCCATTTTTACGTCCTGCCTTTGAGAAAAACAAGGATGAAGTCTTTAGAATTATTAAAGAAGAACTAGAAAAGGGGTTGAAGTAATATGATAAATAAATTTATTGTTGATACTTTAGCACCTTTATCTATTCCAGTTTCTTATATGAAATATAGTGGTACAGCATCTACATATATAACATTCTTTTATTACTATATTAGTAATCAGGATTTTTCTGATGATGAAGTTACAAGTAGAGCATTTAATGTACAGTTAAATCTATATTATAGTGGAGACATAGAAACTATAAAAGATCAAATAGAAGGTATATTTGTTCCTGAAAATGGATTTAAAAATTTTGATATGAGAGATATTGGAATTGATGATGCAACAGGAAAATATTGGACAGCAGTAAGCTTTCAATATATAAAAAATTTATTATAAATAAACGGGAGGTAATGTAATAATGGCAAGAAAACAAGGTTTAAAAGATTTATACATAGCTAAAGTAACAGTTAATGATGGTACTACATATACAGCAGATACACCAACAAAGGTGGCTAGAGCAATATCTGCGAAGGTAACACCAAAAAGTTCTAGTACACTAACATATAGTGATGATGAGGTAGAAGATATTATATCTAAAACAACTGAATATGATGTTGAATTTGAAGGTGATGAAATAAGTCCAGCAGCACAGGCACTAATGTTTGGACACATTTATGAAAATGGTTATTTAGTTAAAAGTATTGATGATAAACCAAATTTGGTGGCTTTTGGATATAGAAGCAAAAAGACTGATGGTAAATATCAATTCGTATGGCTTTATACAGGAAAGTTTGAACCTATTGAAGAGGATAATGCTACTGAAGAAGATAAAGTAGCAACTCAAACTGCAAAGGTTAAAGGAACATTCTGGGGAAGAAAGAAAGATGGCAGAGCTATTTGTGAAGTAGATGAAAGTTTCTTACTTGCAGGAGATACAAACGCACAAACAGCAATTACAGATTGGTTTGCACAGGTTCAAGAGAAATCAGCAGGTGTTTAAATAACTTGAAGGATAGATTAATTTCTATCCTTTTTTAATTTTATAAAAATATTGGAGGTAATGATAATAATGAAAATAAAAATAGGTAAAAAAACATATGAGCAAACAAAATTTAAGGGAAGATTAACAAGAAAAGCACTCGAGATGCAGGATTTATTGAATGGCGATAAATTTACAACAAAAGAATTTGATGCAATAATGACATTTTTATGTGATGCATTTGATAATAAATTTACGTCAGATGATTTACTTGATGAATTAGAAACAACAGAAATAATGGCAGATTTTGCTTATGTATGTGAAGAAGTTGGTAAACATATGGATAAAGCAACAAATGAATACGAAAAAAACTAGATGAGAGTCATTCTAACAAGGGTGGCTCTGCATTCGATGATTATGATAGAGAAAATGGATACCTTAGTGAACAAGAACTAAGAACATACTATACAGATTTTATTTATAACCTATATGACATTGGTATAAATAAACAAAGAATGAGTTTTAATGACATGGAAGAGTGTGATATCGAAGGATACATACATTTCTTAAATTATTTAACGTATAGAAAAGACGAATAGGAGGTGGTTAAATGGCTGATGAAATACAATCACTCACCGTCAAGGTTGGGATTACAGATGATCTTTTTACTAAAGGTGTAAGTTCGATTAATAAATCTATGAACTTATTGAAATCTGAATTCAAAGCTAGTTCTAGTGCTTTACAAAATTTTGGAAGTGATATGGATAAGCTTAAAAATAAGCAAGATTTTTTAACTAGAAGTATAGAATTGCAGGAAGGAAAAATTCAAGCCTTAAAAGATGCATATGACAAATCTAAATCTAGTACAGGAGAATTTTCCAATGCTACACAAACAGCAGGAACTAAATTAAATAATGCTATAGCATATATGAATAAAATGCAGGGCGAACTAAATGGTGTAAATGATGAACTAGAGAAAGCAAAAAAAGACCTTAATGATAGTGGTAGTATGTGGGATAAGTTTAAAGATAAGGTTAGTAATGCTACTAAAGGTATTGGAGAGTCTATCAAAAATGGTATAGGTCTTTCTATAGGACATGACCTTTGGAATGGTTTTAAAGAAGGCTCTATAAATGTATTAACATTTGGAAATAATGCACAAAAAGCTATGAATCAATTTCAGGCTTCAACTGGGGCTAGTAATGAAAGCATGGCAGGATTTAAAAACACTATGACTGAAATATATAATGATAATTTTGGTCAGAACTTTGAAGATATTGGAAACGCATTGGGGATAGTAAAACAACAATGGAATGGTAATGCTAGTGAAGTGAAAGGACTTACAGAAAATGCTTTATTGCTGCGTGATACTTTTGGATATGAAGTTAATGAAAGCTTCAGAAGTGCTAATTCTCTAGTTAAGAATTTTGGAATATCTGGTAAAGATGCATATAATCTCATTGCTCAAGGAGCACAGAGTGGACTCGATAAAAATGGTGATTTATTAGATACAATGAATGAATATCCAGTAGAGTTTAAATCTCTAGGTCTTAATGCTCAAGATATGTTTAATATGCTTCAAAATGGTGCTAAAGCAGGCGGTTTTAGTATTGATAAAATGGGCGATGCTGTAAAAGAATTCTCCATACGTGCAAAAGATGGAAGTACTACAACACAAGATGCTTTTAGTAAATTAGGATTAAATGTACAAGCTACAGAACAAAAATTTGCTAAAGGTGGAGATACTGCAAAACAAGCGTTTCAAGAAGTTAATACTAAATTATTAGGACTAAAAGACCCACTACTACAAAATCAACTTGGAGTAGAGTTGTGGGGAACGCAATGGGAAGATTTACAAAAAACTGGTGTATCAGCATTAACAAATTTGAATGGTTCAATTTCAACATCTAAAGATGCATTAAAAGATATGAATAATATTAAATATAATGACATAGGAAGTGCGGTAGAAGGATTAAAAAGACAATTTGAAACTGGTATATTAAATCCAATACAAGCACAAATACTTCCAAAACTTAATGATTTTAGTAACTGGTTTAAGCAACACATGCCAGAGATAAATCAAAAAATAAATGAAGTTATGGCTGTAGCTATACCAATAGTTCAGCAGGGCTTACAACTTATGGGACAAGCATTTATTTTTGTTCAACAACATGCAGACCAATTCAAATTAGCTTTGCAAATATTAGTACCTGCAATTGGTGGACTTGTAATAATAAATAAAATAGCAACAACTATAAATGGATTTGCTAATGCAATAACTGGAGCAAAAATGGCTATGGACAATATGAAGATAGCAGGAGAATTTTTATCTGGTGGATTTTCTAAGGTTATAGAAGGTGCAAAAAATGGGGCAACTGCTTTTAGTAATGTTGCATCTAGTATAGGAAGTGCAACTTTAGCACTTGCAAAAAATACTTTAGAATTAGGAAAACAAGGCATTGCATGGGTAGCAACTAAAATAAAATTAGCAGCTACTACTATAGCCACTGGAGCACAAACAACAGCACAATGGTTATTAAATGTAGCTATGGCAGCTAATCCAATAGGACTTGTTATAATTGCATTAACAGCATTGGGTGCGGGATTGGTTATAGCTTATAAGAAAAGTGAAACATTTAGAAATATAATAAACGGTGCGTTCAATTCAGTAAAAGAAACAGTAATGTGGGTAGTAAATGGTATTGTCCAAAAATGGAATGAATTTTGGGGATTTATAAGTAATTTAGGTAATAGTATTAAAACTTTTTTAGTTAACACATGGGATAACATAAAAACTACAGTAATTAATACAGTTACAAACTTAGTTACAACAATTGTAAATAAATGGAATGATGTTACTAATTTCTTTAGAAATTTACCTAGTACGATGGTTACATTAGGTCGTAATGCTTTTAATTCTTTAAAAGATGGAATATGGAGTGTTATATCTGGAATTGGTGGATGGATAAAAGATAAGTTTAGTGGTTTTGTAAACTTCTTTAAAAATTTACCAAGTGATTTGTTACATGTAGGACAAGACATGATAAATAGTCTTAAACAAGGTATTGCAAATAAAATAAATGATGTTGTTAATACTGCGAAGGATTTAGGTAAGAAAATTCTTGATGGAATTAAAAATATATTTGGGATACATTCTCCTTCAAGGGAAATGTTTAAAATAGGTGATTACTTTATCCAAGGATTTGTAAATGGTATTAAAAATAATGATATGGGAAGTATTATTAAAGGTGTTTTTGGAGATGTAACATCTATTGCAAAAGGAGCATTAGGAAAACCTTTAGGATTTATGTTAAAACCATTAATGGATTCAGGTGCTTTCCAAAAAATAGGCAGTATGATTAAAGGTGTAATGGATAAGGGTATGAGTTTCTTTAGTGGAAATAGTGGTGCTAGTGGAGATGTTACATCATGGCTTACAACTGCTATGGGAATAACTGGAACTGATATGAGTTATTTACCTGCGTTACAAAGTATTGCAATGCACGAAAGTGGTGGAGATCCTAACAGTATAAATTTATGGGATAGTAATGCAAAAGCAGGACATCCTTCTCAAGGATTGATGCAAATGATACCAGAAACTTTTAATACTTATGCTATGAAGGGAATGAATAACATATTAAATCC